GCATATCGTCAACGCCAATGCCACTATCTAATGTCCAGTTATACAATCCTTGCAAATTGCCGCCATGAGGCATTTTTGCGCCAAAAACAAATTTAGTTAACTGACCAGATACTGAAGCAATTGGCAGGTAATACGCATCACTGTCATTTTCTAAAATAACCCAAATGCGCTGCTTAAAGACCATGACAAAAACAATGTCTTGAACAGGAAAAGCAGTTCTATTATCAGAACTATCAGCAGTATACCATTCAGTATCTGCTGTCCCGCTTACTGGTTGTACCCAGCCTGAAGTATTTTGAACATATTGCCACAGACCATTTAAGCCATCCGCATAAAACATATAATGTTGATTAGCATCGTTTGTAAACTCACAAGACACCCCATACCCTGCGGGGTCATCATTTAAAGTCCAAGCAGCAGCATTTGGTAGGATAGCTAAAGTAGGATTTAACTCTCCTGAGTTTGTTACATCCCATATTCCTTCTGATGTAACTGCAAACAGCCTGTTAAAAGATAAGTTTCGTGAGTTAGATTCAAAAGGAAGAATAGTTTTTACATCATTGTTAAGAGTAGAATCAACAACACAATTTATAGCCCATTCACGATAGCCTTTACGCAATCTCATGCCATATTCACTGGGCATCAAGTTATAAGCGTATATAGCATCTTCTGGCGGCATCATCATTAAAGAAGAAGCCGTATTAATTCCTCCAACTGAAGCAGGAAAAGTATAACTATTAACTGTTGGAGCAGAAAGCTGCACTCCATATCGGCTTAGATTATTTTTTCTTTGATAACTCATTTACAGCCATTCCCACAAAACTTTCATCTATATCCCAAATCCAGTATCAGTAGTATTTCCATAAGGAGTAATATACCGCATACTTGACCTATCTCTGGAGGCACTTAATACTTGTGCGCCAGTAGCTTTGCCAATACTTGATGAAAATAGTGTATCAAACTCCATTGCTGCGGCAGCATAATCAAATCCTTTGGCCTGCAAGAATTTTAATTTTAAAAATTTTATAGACAATAAAGGATTTAATATGCAAATGTTAGTGCCAGAAATAATTGTGTCCAAAGTGGCGTCAGTTTGCCCTTCTTCAACAAGCCAACTTCTACTAATATACTCAAAACTAATCTCCATTCCGTCAGGAGGAGGGTTAGGAAACAAATCTAGTTTTCCATCTAACTGTCGAAAAGAAGCATAAATAAGTTGATTAGTTAAATTTCGACCTTTTAAATATGTCCATTCTTGAGCAGACAAAGGGCCGCCAAGTGGCAGCCTTCTGCTTTTATCCCAACCTGTTTGATCTATCATGTAATTAAAATCGTCAGGCAAATCATAAGAACCAGTATCAGAAGGCGTTGTAACAATAGAATGAGTTTTTGTTAAAACAGGCCAATCATTTAATTCGCACAATTCTTGCCCAGATGAATTCAATAAACCTTGTAATTGAACAAAAGTATCGCCCAAATCTGCTACTGCATTAACGGAAGGCAATAAACCAATTTCAACCGCAGCACGATTGATAATAGTATTTACATTCAAATATCGGGCCATTTTTATTCCTCTATTGGTTTTTCTGCTTTTTTAGGTCGGCCACGTTTTGACGGCTTTTCTTTTTTTTCTAAATCTTCTTCAAGAGCTTTTAAGCGAGCTAACAACTCTGCGTTAATAGTGCGTTGTTCTTCAAGAGCCTCAATTGCCAAACCTTCTTCTGCGCTTTTAAGATAAGCTTGAGCTTTTTCTTTAAGTGCATAAAATCCTCTAATATTTTTAGCGTTAGTGTCGTTTACAGAAACAAGTTCCTGAACAGTAGTAATATGAAAATACTTAAATTCCTCTACTTGCGCTGCGTTAACTCCCGCCCATTCGCTTAAAGCAGTTCCCTCTGCTTGAGGCATAGTTTCTCTTTGGTTAAATGCCTCCCAATGTCGAGGAAATCTAAGTTTATCTTTTGGTCGAACCTCTCGATATATTGCTTGGTTTCTTTGTCCAGGAAACTTAATGCTTATAAATGTCACCATTTCTTGAATAGGCAGTCCAGCTTCTTTAGATTTGGCTTCGTTAGTTTGAGCTTGATTTTCAAACTTTACTAACAATGTTTCATCTCCTGCTTGAGCATTTCGATTCATTGCTTGATCTGTTGCACCGTAATCTGCTTCTGTAATCATAATTTTCGCCTTTTAGTTATACCCTCTTTGGGGTTTGGTTAATGGGCAAATGCCCCGCTATTTAAGCATCATTAGTAACTCGCACAATGTTAGTGCCGTCACATTTAAGAATTGCTGTTTTTGTTGCTGCTAGAACAACAGGACTAGCTATTCCACCTGTAATATTCCCGTTTTCAGTTGTAAAGTTTAAATTCTGATCTGTTTGGTTTGTAATTGTATACAAACGACTATTACGCATTGGCAAAGTAATTGTTGCTGCACCTGCTAAAGCGCCAGTAAAAACATAACTTTCGTATCTAGTTTCATAGCCCTCTAAATCTTGATCGCCTGTTAAAGCAATAGTTCGTTCACCACGATAGATTTCGCGAGTTGGCGGGTTTATTCTGTAAACGCTAAAATTTCTAACATCAATTGTTTTTACTTCTTCTCCATTGCAATTAAAAGCTACTTGCAAATATACACCAGTTGAATCAACTGGAATTTGAATAGGCGCAAGTTTTATAGTAAGTGGCAAACCATCAACTCCGCCTCCAGGAAATATCCACGGAGTTCCATTTGGCGGGTTTACGCTAGATACAACAAACTCTGTTTTGGCAGGACTAGGTGTTCCACCAGTAAAAACAGCTTTTACATTAAAGGGCAGTTGTTTTTCGCCAATATCAACTCGCAACTCACAATAACCTTCTACATAATCAAGAGGAGTAAAAAGAGCCGTTGTATGTTGATTTATAATCTCAAAACCTTGCTTTACTCCGACAGTGCCAGTTCCGTTAGTTTTTACGCGCTGCCAATTTGTTTGGTCAATATCTTCAGGATCAGCTAGCACCTTGCTTGCCTGTGCTGATCCTGTGCCGCTGTTTCGAGTAATTCTCCAGTTATTAGCAACTTCGCCGTTCACATTAGCGTCTGAGCTTCCACCAGTACCCTGAAACGTAGGGTTTGCATTTTGTCGTCCTGCTAATTCGTGAATTTCACCTGTATAACCTGGCAAACCAATATTGTTGTATTCTGGATATATTCCATGTTTTAAAGGTTTAAGGTCAGTGCGGTCTTTTAATGCTTCATAAATTACTTCACCAATTATATATCCTGCTATATTGCTAGGATGTTTATAATCACCTAAAGTATAATCACGCGCACTTAATCCACTTTTTGCAACTAATGCAGAATAAGCGTCAATATATACGTGTCCATTTGCTTCGCAATAGTTTTTAATAAATTCATTACACGCCACTAAATCGGCAATTTCTGCTGGTTGTAAATATATGTTCCAAGCCGCCCCTACTGGAAGGACACTTCCTTGAGGCAAAATATTCATAGCAATAATTTTATGGTTGCCTTGCTCTAAAGCTCCAAACAAACTATTCCAATCTTCAATTAAATTACGAGTAGATTGATCAACACTATTTGCGCCAGCATTAACCATTACCCATTCGGCATTAATACTGTTAGCGTAATAAGGAACTTTTGCAGTTACATTTTGAATATTACCTCCTGAGTCTGTATTAGGCGGTATAATATTAAACGGCCAGCCTAGTCGAGCATTTGCCCAAGCAATACCGCTTGACATTTTATAACCTGAAGTGTCATTTTTAAAAGTTTGGGTATAATTGTCAAGAATGCTATCGCCAACTAAACAAAGAGATTGCCCTCCTGCCAAACCAAAACCAGGATAAAACTCATCTTGCTTGTTTTTACCAATAAAAATTTGAGGTTTGTTTGTAGCCATTTTATTTTTCCTTATAAATTAAAAGCGCGTAGCAACTTAATAACTGCGTTAAGTCGTTGTTACCCAGCCTTCCTGTAAAGTATTAAGATAAGCACTACCTGTGTTAACAGGGGTGCTATCATATGCTGGCGTTCCGTCTGACTCATTTGCTTGATTAGTGCCTGTACTAATTGGTGAAAATTCTGAAAATAAATTACTAAGACCGCCAGAATTTGCTGCACCATTAGGGCTATAAGAAGGCTGAGATGTATCCCATGTTGTTGCTACATCTCCTGTCCTTGCAACATTTGCACTACACCCTATAGGACACGCTCCTTGAGGAGTTCTAAGCGTAGGTAGAGTAAAACCAGAAGTAAACGAGTTCATTTGTTGTTTTAAAGTCCAATTAGAACCAATATTATTTTCGCCTGTAATTTCAGGCAAAGAACCACCGCCAATGTTAATGCCTAAGCCAGAATTGTTACCTGCATTTGCATTTGCGCCATTTTCAAAGCTAGCACTAGGCACTCTTAATTTAGCAGCGAGCCAACCTTGAGCGGCAGAAGGAAAAAAATAAGTCATGTCAGTCATAAATACCTCTTAAGTTACGCTTACCCAGCCCGTAAGAGCTGGCAAAGATGCTTGTCCATCAATAGTGGGATAGGCATCATAAACAGGAGCATTGCCTGAATCAGCTTGATTGGTAGCAGTAGCAATAGTTTCGGGCGAAGCAACTTGTCCATTTCCAGAAACACCGCCAGAACTTGCTGCACCTTCAGGCGTGTAAGAAGGTTGAGTGGTATCCCATGTTGTTGCTACATCTCCGCTTCTTGGCACAAAGCCAAATCCACCAATTACTTGTGATACTTGAGGAGTTCTAGTTACTTCCTTTTGATCTAATAGCGTCCAATTCATGCCAACGCTATTAAAATTTGTTTCTGCGGGCAATTCACCGCCATCTATATTAATTCCAACGCCATGAGCATTTGAAGCTCCTGCGTTACCACCTGATTCCCAGCCAATTGTGGCAATTTCTGTTTCTGTTCGTCTTAATCCATCGGCAGTTAAATCAGTAAAAAATGTCGGGCTTGCGTTATAGGCCATATATTTCTCCAAAAAGAGGGGATTTTACCCCCTAAAGAACAGGAAAGGGCAGATGCCCCCTCCCATTCAGGCGAACAGTTAAGGCGTAATCATTGTCAATCGGCCTTGGAACTGCGCTCCGCTACAAGTCAAGTTGCCAGCCCATGCAAGAATTTGCACTTCAGCATCTTGGTTGGTTGCATATCGACGGTTAGGCGATAGTGGAACCATGTTGCGGCCTGAGTGTGGACGGTAATGCAGGTAGTCAGTGTTCAAGAAGAACGCTGTACCAGCAGGGCATTGATCGCCAATACCGCCATCAAGCACTACATCAGAATCCATAAACTTAATGCTGGAGAAGCCAAGGCTACCAGATTCAGGAGTAGTGAAACGCTGTTGCGCTTGCAAAGAAGCACAATACGTACTCCATGTGCTGTTATCTACCATAATCAAATCAGGACGATCTGTTCCTCGAACCTGTTTAACCCACAAGTCATTCATAAGACCTTGAATGGTATTTGCGTCTGGATCAAGAGCTGAAGCTGACACTTGTGGCCGCCAAAACTCATTAGCGGCAAGAGTGCGATCAATGCCGCCATAAATGCCAGAGGCTGCATTAGTAGGAATGGCTGCATCAAGACCGTCAATCTGCTTGCCGCCAGCAAGAGAGCCGTCAGAGTACAAACCAACAGAAATTAAGTTAGACAATGTTGATTCAGCAACTGACAAACGAGCGTCAAGCAAATCAATCATTCGCTCACGACCTGCGTTTTGCAGCATTTCAAGACCAGAAATGACAACAGGAACAGCCGCTTGCTTAATTTCAAAGGTAGCTGCACTGATAACGTCACTTACGCCAACAGGCAAAATGTCGTAACCAGAGTACCAGCCGCCATTGCTGTTTTCAGCAAAAGAGAGTTCTTGCATGATTTGAGAACCGCCAGTAAATGTCTTAATTTTGCCTTTTTGAGACAAACGCATAAGAATGGCGTTGTTTTGTGTGACGTTATCTGCAATTGTACGACTGCGAGATTGAATGGTTGTAGCGAGAATGTCGCTAACATTTGGATTTGCCATGTGGCTATCTCCTAAGTTAAAAGGTAATAAAGTTAATTACTTTTTATTTTGTCGCTTGACTGACAAAACACTTAGAGAAGCCGCTTGAATGACTTTTCAGTTGTAAAGCCGCTTGAATGGCCTTTTATTCATGTATCTCTATACAACTCTTTGCATAGCTAGAGCTGTACAGAGAATATACACCTATCAATTACATCCGTCCAGCATTGTCCCACGCAGAGTTTAAAGCGGCTTCTACGCTATTAGGGGAGCCGCCTGACATAGAGCCACCTGAAGTTCCATAAATGCTAGAAGATGCTTTTTGCTTTTTTTGCACTGACTGCTGAGAGCTTCGAGCAGACAGAATCTTGGCAATTTGAGGATGGCCTAAACAAGCAGCATTATAGGCTTCTTCCATAGACATGCTACGGCCCCGATTAGCAGACATATCTAGCAAATCAGCCATTTCAGAACGAACATCATTGTAAAACTCATGCTGAGAACCAAAATCATTAACTTCCCCAGCAATTTGGCTTTGAGCTTGTTGTGCTTCAAACTGTTGTTGTTGTTGAAACTGCTGCATTTGCTGCTGATAAGGAGCAACGGCTTGTTGTACTGCTTGCTGAACTTGAGACTGTTGTTGAGATTCCTGAGAAGGAGCTTCTCCTACCAACATTGAATCTAAAGCTCGTATATCTACGCCAAACTGTTTAATAATTTGTGCAACTGCTTGGGCTTTTTGTGGGCCTGAACCCATTTGAAGCTGAGATGCCGTCTGAAGTAATCCTGGAAGCGTGTTTCCTGCACCTCCATTCATGGCAAACAACTGAGCATAAGGAGCCAGTGATCTGTCCATAGATTCAGCGCGTTTAGCGTTAGCACCAAACTTTTGAGCCAATCCTTCCATTCTTTGTTCGTTACGAGCTATATGCTCTTTAATTGCAGTAGGCGTATTAGCCCATTCTTCTCTGGCTTCAGGAGACAGCCCAGCAGGAGATTGATCTAATTCGCTGACAATTGGCTCTGAGTTTTCGCTTTCAGGCTGCGCTTCTGTTTCTACTTCTTGTGGGGCTTCAAACGAAACTTCTTCAACTTCTTCGCTTTCAACACTGTCCCAAGCAGCAGCCAATTCAGCATTAATATCATCTGAAGGTTCTTCGATTTCTACTTCTTCTGTTACTTCATTTTCATCAATCATTTTAGTTCGCCCTTTCTGCTCTAATTATAGTCTCGTAGATTTCCTGTTTACGAGCCTGTGTCTCCTGTGGCGTATGTTCGCCACTAAGGATTCGTTTTCGTTCAGCCTGTTGTTTTTTTACTGTAGCTGAATCAAATTCTGCGCTGTGTACGACATTATTCTTTGCGTTATGGTTACGCAAAGACCTTGCATCGCTAATAATGCTGCCATCTACAGGGCTGACATAGGGTTCGTGAAACCCATGTATGCTGTGGCTAACTGTTTGAGGACGGCAATAGCTGTCAGCAGGAACAAGTTTGTGTGTTACTGGGTCTTGTATGTAACGCGCCATTGCTAGTTTCCTTTATTCCTATTTTGAACGTAAATTTCATCCATTTTAAGATCATGCTTATAACGCTCAGATTCAATGTCGTATTCATGGTTTACTTCTTGCGAGGCAATATCAAATCTTGCTTGAGCTTCCTCCACCGTAATATTGGCATTCATAGTTGCCTGTATCTCGGCTAAAGACGATTCCATTTCTCTGGCTATTTCCATTAGCCTTATCTGAGACTGAGAATCAGCAATGGTCTGATCTTTTTCGGCATCAACCTGCATTTTGTAAATCTCGCCTTGAATCTTGGCTTGATGCGTCTGCATATCAGCTTGCGCTTTAGTCTGTATCTTAACTAGCTCACCTTGTTGTTTCTGTTGCGCTCCCTCAAGTTTCATTTTTTCTATCTGCATTCTTAATTCTTCTGGGCTTGGCTCTTTAGGTTTATCACCTTGAGGTGATTTCTTAGCCATATCTATAGCTTGATCTAGCGTACCTTCAAGATATTCAGAGCCTTTAAACCCTGCCATTGTCCATTTCATTAATTCAAGTAAAATAGGCAGTGAGCCAGGAATAGCGGAAACAGCACCAGAGGCGGATTGTATAAATTGCGCCATAGCCATTAAAAACTCAGTGCGCTCTTGTTTAATTTGAGCGTAATCAATCATAGCAATGCTTTCAGGGCGAATATTAACTCGCCATTTAATATCATCACTTTTCATTAAATTTAAGGCTTCAGAAACCATTGGTTTGTCAGCTTCTGGCAAGAATCCAGCGTTTGACTGAATAACAATGCTTTCCCTGCTAAAATGCCTAGATATAACTTCAGCTTTTAATGCCTCTAAATCACTAGCAAACCGCGCAAACTCATCTTGCAATGATTGAACGCCTATACTGCCCATTTTGGCTTTTAAGGCTTGTGTACCTCCAGAAGCGTATTGGTCAGTGTTGCCGCCACGCATAATATCTGACATACCCGTTATTTCGTACAGTTGCTCCATTTTTGAAGCCTGAACGCTTTGAAGGGTTTGAAGCACTCCAACAATTTCCTGAACAGGGAACCATTGCATTACTCCTGCTAGGCCGCCTTTCTCGGCAAACATAGCCCAGTTGTCTACAGGGATAAGATCGTTTTCCATTCCCTCTTTGAGCATACGTCCAGCCGAATCACCTGCTGATTTGTCATATACGCCCACAACTTTAATAGCGCGAGTAATGATAGCAATACGGTTTTGCAAAATATCAATTTCGTTATATAAATCTTGAGCAAAAAGAAAATCTGCCTTTGGCACAAACATTGTAGTGGTTGGATTTGCTATCATTGGGCGTGGCATAGGCCAAAAATTAGCTAATTTTAACGGGTCATCCTTAATATCAAGGATCAAATCAGACCCATGAGAGAACCAATACACTGTTTTGTCTTTTTTATTCCAAATTTCCCATATTTCAGCTTTTTGTATGTTGTCTTTTTGGTCTGGACGCTCTTGATAGTCTGATTGAGAATCACCATCACTTGTTTGATTTTTATAGTTAATATTTTCAGCAATTTGTTCACCAAAACGTTCAGTTACTTCTTCTTTGGTTAGCCAGTTGCGAAAACCCCACCAAGGAATCTCTTTCCATGTTCTGCCCCATCCCCATAGCACATCTTGCCAGTGAATGTAGTCTATACAAGCCCTTTCATAATCAATAGTTTCTATTTCTTCTTCTATGCCTGTTAATGGATTAAAAGCCAACTCTGAACTAACAGCCATTTCATAACGGACGCGAGCTGTTCCTAATCCTGGCAGCAATCTATCTTGCAGAGTTGCTTTTAACACTGTTGATAAATCTTCTCCGTTAGGCTCAACATCAGCTTGAAGAATTCTTTGATACATTAACGATGCAACGCGAGCTACATCATCATCTGGATCAGCGTGTTCTCGGCTAATGTCAATTTGCGGCTCGCTGCCATACAGCATTGCCATAACTGTAGAAATATTTTTATGAAAAAGGTTAAGGGTTGCGCTACCCATTGCCCCATCAGTGTAATTCATAGCCGCGCCAGTTCTATCATCAAGATAGCGTTGAACGACTTGAACGCCCTGTTTTTTATATATACGCAAACGCTTTTCAGAAGCATTAATTTCTTTTTGCCAGTGTTGATGCCACTGAGCAGGAGACTTTTTTTCTTCCGAGGGAAGCATCTCAATTATTGTTGTTTGCTCGATCATTTCTTCCATCAAAAATAGTCCTTAAAATTTTTGCTTTTAAAAAGCTGATTTAATATCCGCTTCCTTGTGGCGGCATTCCCCCCTGTGGCGGCATTCCTTGAGGCGGCATTCCTTGTGGTGGAGCCATTCCTCCTGCACCTTGTCGCATCATGGCAGCTTGCAATGCTTGTGCTTGCATTGGGTTAATTCCTTGAGGCGGCATTGGTTGGCTAGAGGCTGGTTGAGGAGGCATTTGTCCTTTTGTTGCTGGGCCAGCCATCATAGAACCATCGGGCATCATGTGCATGGGCGGAGCTTGCTGTGGCATAGGCGGAGCTTGTGGCGGAGGAGGAGCCATTCCTCTGGGAGCTTGAGGAGGCATTCCTTGAGGGGGCATTCCTTGAGGTGCTTGAGGAGCCATTCCTTGAGGGGGCATTGGTGGCATTCCACTGTGAGGCATTCCGTTCATAATAATATCCTATTGGTTAAATTTTAATCGTATCTTACAATTTACATTCTGTCTATATTGCAGCATTCTACTAAATTCGGATTATATTTGTTCTCCAATTATCTTCTTCTTTGCTTTTGTACAACTCATCAAGAGTGTAAGACACAGGCGTTGTCATCTCATCTTCTTCTTTAATAACAACTTTTTCTTTTGTTGTATCAGTTACTAAAGAAAAGTATCTAAAGCTATCACTTCCGTTAGAAGCCCAGTCATGTAAAGGAGAATTGGCATATTGTTGAGTTTTTTCATTAAAAGACCGTCTATAGGCCCGTAATGCCTCAACTCCACCATAACAAGTAGCTTTGTTGATCCTACACTTGGGCATAATAAGCCTAGCAGCATCAATGCCATGCTGAACAGCTAATTTAGGCACAACTTTACAAGGATAGCCCTGCTGTAAGAACTGCTCAACTGTAGACCTTCCTGTTTGTAAGGACTTGGCTTTAGCGTCATGCGGAAGCCAAATGTCAGCATATTCATACGGCTTGTCTTTAAGCATAGTAAAATAGAACTCTAGCGGCTGGCTGTCATGTTCTTCGTAGTCAATAAGGATAGGGCCATCAGGC